TTTCCTGTGCGAGATCCGATGAAACACCGTAGATCTGCTTAGTTCTCAGCAGTTCCTTGCCAACGAACCAGAGTTCGGATACCCGATTCGTGTAGAGTTCGGCTCCGGTAAGCTGGCTGTTCATGCTGACACGCTTGTCTGATCCTTTACCACCGAAGGTGACGCGCATAAAGTCGCTCGACCACTCACCAGCCAACACGTCGCAGAACGGCGCACCCGCTCCGGTCGAGTCGAGTGCTACGTTGTTAGCAGAGATATTTCGGCGTTTACAGTGATCTATAATCTGGTGGACGATTTGGTAGGTGCGCGGAACCGCTTTATTAGTGGCGTCATCGTTTAGGTGGATCGCCTCTCCCAATTTACATACGTATTGGCCGTTTCGGGCGTAGCCTACTTCGGCGGTATACATAATAGTCCGGTCGCCCCCGTTCGTGAAGGCAGGGTCTATTCCGGCTACCGCCGTCGGTTTTCCGACCCAATCGACCTCCCCCATCGCGCCACCTTTGGTAAGCTCCGCCTCAGAGTAGATTCCCGTCGTTTCGTCCGAATCAAAGAAGACGGCGCGAACCATCCTCATGTATCCTCTGGACTCCGGCCCCAATAACGCCCTGTCCTCCGCCAGCTTCTCAGCGGTAGGTAGCCAAGGATACTTTACCTCTCCTAAAGTAATGTTCGGACTCCGCTCACCATCCAGTCTAATATATTTACCGTTCCATTTAGTCTTCCATTCGTCAGCGGTCTGCGTGTCAACGGACTCCCAGCCCTTCTTCGGCTCCGACCAGACGCCGAACGCATCGAATCGGCTGTTCGGGTTGGACATACCAATCATTTGAAATGACGGGTTCTTAGATAAGTTAGTCAGGCCAGCCTGCAAGATGCTCTCAGAAAGTTCTGAAAGCTCGTCGCCGATCATAATCACGCGCTTCTGCTTGATTCCGATGAATTTTCCGATGGCTTCTCGCGTCTTAGATTTTTCCGCTGCGATAAGCGAAAGACCTGCCCGTTCGATAAGAGTGCCGTTTTCATCGATGTAGGCCGCGTTTCCTATCGAATCCCGTATCTTGATCGGCGCACCATCGATCACCGACAACAAAGACATTACTGAACCCCAAATCCTCTTTCGTGCTTCCCGTAAGGTAGTCGAGGTCATCAGAACCAGCGTATCGCGTGGCTGCGACAACCACTGGACGATACCCCATGCGGCCATTGTGTGTGATTTACCGGACGACGCAGAACCACCGACCGCCAGATATTTGTGCTTAATCGCTGCCCGAATCATCTTTTCGGCCCAAGGATGACGAACCATCATATGCTCCGGTAGTTCTTCCCTATTCCATAGTTCGTCGCATACTCTCCAGAAGTAGAACTCCTTGGCCTTGTCGTTCGGGTGGTGCGCGAAACCGTAAAGTAGAGCGGTAAGGAGACTGGTGGGCTGGATCATTAGACCGCCCACGTCCATTTTCTTGGATTGTGGGTCGATGCGCGGCTCCAGAACGCGCTTGCGTTTGTCTGCTTCGGAAGGCATAATTAAGTGGATGTCTGAAAAACCTATACGGGAGTGCGAGGCCGAAGCCTTGCGCCTTAACAAAGAAGGTTACAGTAATAGTGCGATTGGTCAACACATTGGGGTCCACCGCAATACAATTCGTAAATGGCTGAAGAAGCACGGAGTCGCTGCGAAGGTGAACGGGGATATGTCGGACGGCAAGGTTCTCGACAACCTGATCCACAATAAAAAAGTCAAAGACGAACACCTGAAACCAGACGACGATAAAGATCAACTCAAAGAAGACCTCGACGACCACTTCAACGAGACCGTGAGTTCCGCGATTGTGGAGGAGCGGTTCCGAGCGTCCAAAGAAGAGGACGTTACCCTTAGCGAGATCGCAGAGGCGCAGAACTCACCCGCCGACAAATACCAGCACTACGTAGCCGCAGCCGGAATTAAGTTGCTTCGTGACTCGATAAAGACCCTACGCGGTCCGAAGACAATCCGCGAGATGTCTGAACTCGACCAGCTTATTCGACGTAACTTAGGTCTTAACGCGAAGACTGGTGGAGGCAGTAGTAAGATGCAGATCGATATTTCTATCCTGAACAACTCCAAAGCGGACAAAGGAGGAGGGGCGATAAAACAGAAAAAAACGATTGACGCCGAGACCGGAAAAGAGATTTAATACCGTCACAATGTTTGAAGATCGTGAACCCGAAGTAGGGGCAAGGTTCATTACCCGCGTAGATGAGGGTTCTGATTTCCGATTTCCTGTCGATACCGCCGACGGACTATGGTATCGAGTGAGAGCGTCAACGGCTCGCGAAGTGTTCTACCTGCAATCGTTGCCGAAAGGGATCAGGGTTCTTGTGCCAGCGGAGGGAGACGGCCTACTGATCAGAGGAGATTCAATACCAGTCAAATGAAACCCGAAACCCTATTCCGTCTCCACGAAGAGACGTGTAAGAAAACGCTCGACATCATGCGAGCAAAGAACAGCGACTACTGCGGCGGCACTGAGACAATCGACGCACTCGCTAATTTCAAGTCAGCTAAATCGTTAGGACTCCATCCGGTTACCGGATTGCTGTTGAGGATGCAGGATAAACTGATGCGGATTAAGTCGTTCGTGAACGACGGTCAGTTGCAGGTAGCTGGCGAGTCGGTTGATGACGCCTGTGAGGATCTTGTGAATTACTCGATTCTTGCGAAAGCTCTCCTCACTGAGGAACGCGAGGAACACTGCGAGACGTGCGACGGGACTGTGGACGAGAACTGCGACAATATGTATTGTCCTGAGTACCAGCCTAAGAAGACACACAGTTAAAAACAAATGAAAAAAGTAATAGTAGTATTAGCAGCCATAATTTTTTTCTTGTTAGTAAAATCTGGAGTGGAGTCGTATGTTTCTCGCGCCCCCGATTATCCAGACGGGCCGACCGTAAACGGTTTGGATTTGTATACCAACAATCTCACGTCCACGTTTTATACGTCCGCTAGCATGGACGAAGATAGCTTGTTTTCAGGAACATCCATTAGGTTCCATGAAAATGGCAAACTCCTTGTTAAAGCTGGAATTGAAAATGGCAAACTTCACGGGCCATTCGATTCATGGTATGACAATGGGCAAAAACAAGTATCTATATTGTGGAAAAACGGCACACATTGTGAGTTTCTTGGGGCGTATTATCCTAACGGAGACCCTATTCTCGGTAGCCCACAAGAAATCGCGGAGATTGTTTTTGGCGATCTAATTACGATCCAACCGTAAAAACAGCGGAGAAGAGACGCTCTTGAAATATGATCGTCGGAGTAGACAACGGATTAGATGGCGGACTCTGCGCCATATCGAAACACGACGGCAGTCTCATCGATAAAATCCGTATGCCTACTCTCCAGATGTCGAAGAAGAAAGAAATCGACATCCGTAAAGTCCACCAATGGGTAATGGATCTAAACACCCCCTTTATCTTTGCGGTCGAGGAACCACTCGCGCACGCGAAGAGTAGCCAAGCGGTGAGGTCAATGGCGATCTCGTTTGGTAAATTAGTTGGCATGGCTGAGTCCCACGACTACGAAAACATAATGCGCGTGTCAGTCCACAAGTGGCAGAAGGTCATGCTGGGCAGAGTCCCTAAAGGTAAGACCAAAGAAGTTGCGTTGGGGCTAGCAAATCAGCTAGAGCCGTCAGAGAACTGGCTGGCTAATAAACGATGCCGCACACCGCACGACGGCATGATCGACGCCTACCTCATCGCCCGATATATTTGGGGCGGTAAAAAAAGTTGAAATTTTTCTGGACGTATAGCGGAACTTCAATTATTTGTCTGTTCATAGACAATAAATGAAGACGTTATATCCGAAACAACAAGACGCATTAGACTTCTTCCTAGCGAAGCACAAGCTGGGATCGAACTCACTCGACACTAGCCATGTCGGGACTGGTAAGACAGTAGTAGCCGCTCATCTGGCCAAAGCTTTGAATAGACCTGTCGCGGTCTTGTGTCCGAAGGCGGTGATCCCGTCATGGGAGCGTGAGCTTAAAGAGACTGGCATCGAGCCGCTCTTCGTTCTCAACTACGAGAAGATAAGAACGGGCCGGACAGACTTCATGACCAAGCGTGGCAAGAAGATCATGAAGTGGAACTTGCCTAAAAACACATTAGTGCTGGTGGACGAGGTTCACAGATGCAAAGGGCCGTATACGCAGAATGCTCAACTGCTGGTGTCGTTAGTGGCACAAGGCTACTCGATCCACGCGATGTCCGCGACCGCCGCCGAAGACCCTACTGAGATGCGACCAATCGGATACGCATTAGGTCTGCACAATCTCAACAAAGCGGAGGACGGTGTCAAAAGTTGGTTCGGCTGGATGATGCAATACGGCTGTTCCCAAAACCAGTGGAACGCATGGGAGCTTCGACGTAAGACTAAACTCAGTGATCTTAATAAGGTCATGTATGGGAAGAATGTTAAGCGGCTCACGGTGGACGACTTCCCCGATTCCTTTAAAGCGAACCGTGTATTCGTGGAGCCGATTGCGTTTGGCTCTGCTGCCAAGATAGCTAAGGCGTATAAGGATTTAGACATCACTCCTGAGATCATCACAAATCTTTTGGAGAACGGAACCGTTGAGGACAGTGATTGGGTTCTTGTAAATCTTCTTAGGGCAAGGCAACTTGCTGAATCGCTCAAGGCCAAAGACATGGCCGACATGGCAAGAGACTACGTAGAGCAGGGACACAGTGTTGTGCTGTTCGTGAACTTTACGGAGACCGCCCAGACACTACAGCAGTTGTTGGATTGCCCCGCTATCGTCGGAGGTCAGTCGGCTGAAGAACGGCAACAGGTCATCGACGACTTCCAAGACGATAAAGAACACGTTATCGTGGTCAACATCGCCGCTGGCGGAACCGGAATCTCGCTGCACGACATCAACGGTAGTAGGCAGCGGATCTCATTGATCTCTCCTACGTTCAATGTCAAAGACCACCTACAGGCGTTGGGGCGTATCCACCGCAACGGCGCGAAGAGCGACGCTATCCAGAAGATTTTAGTTGCCAGCGATTCAATCGAAGAACACGTCATGCGTGTTGTCGAACAGAAGTCAGATAACCTGAACACTCTACACCAATAACCAACAACAGATCATGAAAATTAAGAAAAAGAAATTAGTTAAATACCTCAAAGAATGGGCCAAGGCCAGCGAGAAAGACGCTGAACAATACAGCGAGTCCGGCGACTTCTCACGGGCATACCAGTCCATTATTATTTCGGACTTCATTAAGGACGATCTCATCGACGGCATTGAGTATGACTTCAATAACGAGTTAAATGGACACTAAAAAACAAATTAAGGGTCTCACCAAATACAAACGAGACATCATCGAAAAAGTCTGCTCGCTCGTCGCCGATGAGTTTTCGGTAGACGAAGAAGACCTCTTCAAAAAATCCAGAGCCTTCCGATACTCTACTCCCCGATCAGTCGCGGCGGGACTGCTGCGCGTGAACTACGGAATCCAGTATCAGATCCTCGCGGACTATTTCGGATACGTGTCGCATAGTAGTATCATCCACGCTGTTAAAGCGGTAGACCGTAAAATAAAAACTGATCGTGAGATGAGGTCTATTATCAGAAATATCTTGGAGAACGTCTCCAAAGAAATTAAACCAACTAACTAGAATTATGAAAAAA